TACTCCCTTAAACGCTACTCCCTTAAACGCTACTCCCTAAACGCTACTCCCTTAAACGCTACTCCCTTAAACGCTACTCCCTTAAACGCTACTCCCAAAACGCTACTCCCAAAACGCTACTCCCAAAACACACTCCGTTCATCATTATTTTATTTCCATAATTATTTATGCCTCACAAATAAAATAATATGCTGTCAAAAGGTCTCGTCTGTCCCGATAGTCAAGAGTCTATCCTCTTTGTCATCTCGCTTTTCAAGATTGTCAGTTTTCGTACCCCTCCGTTCCTTGTAAAGACTCTCACTCTTTACCACTTGTACAAAACATTTACATGTTTGGTTTGATTGCTGTATTTTGACTAGTTGCTGGAACCGTTAATTCTATTTAGTTTGTTTTGGTTGCTGTACGGTTCACACTATATAAAAGCACCAATCCTTTAAATGGGTTGTATATACAATTTAATTTTTATAACTTATTAAAAGAATCGTGGGGATTATTATTATAATGACTGAAGAAGCCGATTTATGTATTATATGTTATTCAGAATTAGATTGTTCTGGTAGTGTAACTTATTCATTACCTGAATGTGGTCATACTTTCCATCAAAATTGTATCATGCATTGGTTCAGACAAGCAAATTCAAAATGTCCACTTTGTAATAATACAGGACCTTTTAATGGACACCCAAATGATCAACGATCGCGTTGGAATTATCCATTTGAACGCTATAAAGTTTTGCGTCGGTTATCAAGAAAGAAAGATGCTCCCAAAGACCTTGTAAAAGGTATAGACCTTATCAAAAAAAATGAACAAAAATTAGTTGATTTACGAAAGAAATTAAAAGATTTTAAAAATACTGAAATTATTATTGATGGTATAACTGTTACTAAAAATGATATTATAAAAGAACACGTGGCTCTTCGCAATAAAAAACGCACGTTGTCTTGGAAAATAAGAAAACAAAAAGGAAGTTTGGCAGATAAATTAAATATAAGCCCAATAATTTTAGTAGAGAAGGTAAGTGTTTAAACGCTTAGAGCGCCGTTGGAAAGATTCAATGCTATTTGTCGTCGCAACTCCCGTTCATCATCTGAATTAACAGAGGCTGCGAGAATTAAACTAATTTCTTGCTGTGAAATTATAGCCTGATTAATAGAATCCATTTGAGTTTCTTCGGGAACTGGGAGCGCTTCTTGTTCCAAAATGTGAATAATATCTTGACTAATGTCATCATCATCAAACTCATCAAACTCATCTTCCATGTCTGAACCGTCTGACGAGTCATCGAAATAACTTTGATTGGCCCGTTGTGTAAATGTTGCTCTACACAAAGGACAATTTTCAATAGGATGTCCTGCTTGAAAAGCAAGACCATAGCATTTCCAGCAAACACTGTGCGAACAAGTAGCGGATCTTGCTAGCTCGTGTGGCTTTTTATCTTCTTGACAGATTGGACAAGTAATGACTTGTTTTTTCTGACATGCTGGACAATTTGTACATGATTCAAGATTTTTGGCACAATTAGAACACATTCCTGGACAATCTGAATGCAAACATTTATGTTTATCATTACATCTTCCCAAGCAAGCAGTGCACGTCGCCCTCCCTAACCAGGTGTTTTTATGTTCATTTAGGAATGCTCTTTTTTCGGCTATCGGAAGTTTTTCATACAAAGCATCAAATAACTGATTTGTTTCATTCATTTTTCGAACCTGCAATAGATCTCGTTTATTTTTTTGACTTCGTTTTCGCTGTCTCTCCAATCCCTCACGAATTTTGCTTCTGTAATTCATCCAAGAATTACCGCTGAGTTCCGAAAGTGGTTCCCACTTATAGTTCCCATAAAGGCAAATGCAAATGCAAAGTACTCCATTTTTATCTTCCCGCAAAATGCCATCGTTATCCGGAATTGTGAAATCATACGACTCAAATGCGGACATGTTAATGTCAAAAGTGTTAGATGGTATGCTAATGTGTTCTGTGAAGTGTTGTACGTTTGATATAAGCATTTTAAAAGATTCAATTTTTTAAATTTTTTTTTCTGTGGGTACTCTATAATGGCAGATAATGCAAGCGTTCAAGCAACCGCTATGATTTCTTTACGCAACAAAATGGGTGATATAGAAGTTAATGCTGAAAATATAATGACTATCTTGAAATTCACAATGGAAGTTGTTGAATTAACTACACTTAAAGGAGAGGCGCAAAAAGTCTTATGTGTAAAACTTATTCGCGATATTATTGTAGAAGCTCCAATTACTGATGAAAAAGAAAAATTTCTTTTAGATATGATTGATAACGGAACGGTTGGAAACACTATTGATTTAATAGTTGGAGCATCTAGAGGAGAAATAGATATTAATACGGTTACGCAAGTCGGAACCAACTGTTGTTTAGCTTTTATGAAAAGAAAATAAATCAAACAATTTAAGCACTTGAGAATATATAATTAAAATGAAAATATATATTCTATGCAATTTTAATGAAATAGATGTTGATGATTTTTCATCCTCCTTAGATATTGAAGGGTTAAAAAAGGCGGATGATATCATTCAAAATTTATCAGATCTTAAAATTGATAAAATATATTGCTCTCCTTACCTTAAAACAATCCAAACAATTTATCCATTTTGTAGCAAAAGTAATAAACACATAAATATTGAACCTACTTTTCATGATACGATGTTTAATCCTATAAAAACTACCGTAGGTTTGCATATATCCAGAAGGTATACCAATCATTTTGGCTATTCATATTTTTTTGATCAGATAAATATTCATTATAAATCGAAACTTTTTTCAAGCAATATATCATTAAAAGAAACCGAAACGGGTGTTAAAAATAGAATTTTCCCTTTTTTGTATAATCTTTGTTCCAAATACAAAGATAAAAATAAAAACATATTGATCGTTACTCATAAAAATATTAAAAACTTCATAATGAAATTCTTTGATTTAACTACAAATTGTTCATCAGTAATAGATGAACAAATTACCAAAATAAATATTCCAGATACATGTGAAGGGTTAATTAAATCCTGATGCAAACTGTAATGTATATGTTTTAGCTTTCAAAAAATATTCTGCTTTGTCTCTTTTATATAATTCAGCAATTGATGGAACAAGTGGATCGTCTGGATTAGGATCATCGAGAAGCGAACAGATTGAGATCAATACCTTTGAAATGGTTAATGCTGGACTCCATTGATCTTTCAATATATCCAAGCAAATTCCACCACTAGAATTAATATTTGGATGATATATTTTTGTAGAAAAGGTTACGCGCGGAGGCTTATAAGGGTAATCGGTTGGGAAATTAATATCTAAGAAAAAAACACCGCCTTCAAAAGGACTTTCTCCTGGTCCCATTAGCGTTGCTTGCCAATGAAAAATATCATCTCCTACTGGACCTGCACTGCAATTTGCAGGAGGATCCTTCGTCAAATTATCTAATTCTTTTGTAATTCTTTGAGCTGCCATTATCTATAAGAGAGTATGTTGATTTATTCTTAATTTATTTATCAATTAATTTAAATATTTAAATAACTTATAATGGTTGGTCAAATAGATTCTTTGAAATTGGGAATTTCTTTGGGTATTTTGTGGGGTCTTTCTGTTTTTTTCGTTACATTTATTCGTTTCAAAAAAAAATTACCCTTATTGTTTAAAGGTATTCAACAGTTTTATTTTAATTGTAACCCAAATACAGCAACCGGTAAAATAATATGTACAATAGCAGCGTTTATGGACGCATTTCTTGGCGGTGTTATTGTCGGTTATTTATATAATCATTTACAATAACTAGCACATGTTAAGTTAAGAATACCCGATTAGTAAAATTTTCAGAAAATTGAACATTTTTTCTGTCATGGTGTGATAGACATACCCCAATCTATAACTAGACTTTACATACTTAATTTGACACTTACTATGGCAAACAACAATCTTACTTATGAAGTACCAGAGGGTGCTACTGAACGGGCATTGCGCCGTTACACCAGTTGGCTTGATTCAGCCAAACTTGACGCCAAGGACCATCAGCTGGATGGTATGCAATTCTGCATGGATCGTGAGCTTGCCACTACTACCCCTTGTGGTGCCAAAGGTGGTATTATCGCTGACGAAATGGGTCTTGGTAAGACTATACTTATGCTTGGATGCATTGTCAGCAACTTTCGAGGCGCGACCGGAAGAAAAAACACCCTAGTTGTGCTACCTCCAGCACTTCTTGATCAGTGGATTTCGATTTTCAAGCAGTTTATGGGACATTCCCCTCTTGTCTTCCACGGCAAGAAAGTCAAGGATTTCAATGCTGAACAACTTGTAAATGCTAGTGTGATAGTTACCACTTATGGTATGATTTCAACTGGTAGGAAACAGGCGTGTCCTTTGTGGTCCATTCCATTCCATCGTCTTATTATGGATGAAGCGCACCATGTGCGTAATACTGGAACTCGAGCATTCTGTGGTGCTATGAAAATCAAAGCTGATATTAAATGGCTTGTCACTGGTACGCCTATACAGAACAGTAACACGGACCTTCTTGCTTTGTGCACGGTGCTTGGGTTGAAAAATGCGTTTATGGCCAATCGAGCAAACATCAAAGAGATCATTAAAACGCATCTTCTGCGTAGAACCAAAAAAAGCGTGGGTATAAAACTACCTGATCTTGAAGAAGAGTTAATTACTGTTCCTTGGGCATCTCCTGAAGAAGAGAAACTGGCCAAAGAAATCCACTCTAAAGCCAGTTTCAGTGGCGTCTCTGCTGAAAACGTTGATGCGATTATTCACATACTTACCAACCACCCGCTTCCGATGCTGACGCGTGCTAGACAAACTTGCGTATTTCCACACTTGCTTCACAAAGCTGTGCATAAAATGCAACTTCAAGGGAAACTTCCCCTCGATATTAATCTTGGTAGAATTAAAACATGCAGTAAAGCCACTGCTATTGCCAAACATATTGGTCAACGAAAATTCAACGGACGTAGAAAAATCATCTTTTGCCATTATCGTGGCGAGATCGACTTGCTCTGTGGTTTACTGAAAAAGCAAGGTATTAGCGTTGGAACCATTGATGGGCGTGTTTCAAAACGCCAAAGAAAAAATTTTCTTGAATATTCTGTGACAAAACGTCAGTTTACTAGCGTCTGTAAAAAGTGGCGAGAGAATGAGTTTGTATTTGAACGACTCAAGGGATTTCTTGGCCCTGATGTATTGGTAGTACAAATCCAAACAGCGTGCGAAGGTCTCAATCTTCAGCATTTTCAAGAGGTTTATTTCACAAGTCCTCACTGGAATCCGGCCGTAGAAGATCAATCTATCGCCAGAGCCCATCGCATTGGTCAGGATGAAAAGGTCAATGTATTCAGATTCGTTATGCAGGATTTCAAAACCTGCTCTTGTGGCGAATCTAATTGCAAAAAAGAAGCGCATATTACTATTGACAGATATTGTAGAATGGTTCAAGAGAAAAAGCGAGAACTTTGTGACATCATCAAACCTGAATCCCCATCATCATAAAAATAAAAAAATAAAAAAAGGCATATGTACATTATTAAGCCCTTTTTTATTTTTTAAATATCAATATTGAAACTACCATCGTCTAGTTAGACGGCTACCTACATACATGGTCCCTGCTCGCCGAAAATCTCGACCGGATGGCTGACAGGGTTCGCATCCGGTGGCGCACCAGATAATTAAAGCTATAAATAGGAAGAATAAGCAAAAGGTGCCTAGAACATTATTACAAGCTACATTGCTTTGACAAGTGCCGATAAGTGCCCCAACTAAGAGATCGGTTACAATTTCGCCAACGATATTGTCATCGTTATCGTCCTCGGCTCTAGCAACCTTGATACCAAATGTAAGGATTGCGAAAAGAACTGGAAGTATAAATTTAAGATTTCTGTTTTTAAACATGTTGATAAGAATTTATGCGATTTGAATAGTGGTATCTTAGTGTACCAAATCCTCTTCAATTTTTTGAATTAAAATGCATAAAATATTCTACTATGACCTTTGTAATTACGGTTGCTGTTAAAATTTTTTTTTTATATGGTTGTAAATCTGGAAAATACTGTACTGTAAACAATGCGAGTGCTATTTCTAAGAAAAAGTTAGGAAAGTAAAACAAGAACTTCCTGTTGTTGGTTCCGAGAAAAAAGAGTGTTCCTATAAATCGGTATAGAAAAAGTCCAATTAATAGCTTTTTTTCTATATCCGACAAACCCGTGTTCTTCGTCTTATCATCATCCACTTTCTCTCCATTCAAATGATTAAGTATGAAAAATAAGAGCATGGAATATGATATCATATCGTTTATTTTGTCATATCTTTGATACATTATTCCTTTGCAAATATTCCAGTCTTGTAAAAAAAAACGTGGAAGCCAGCAATCGATACTATCAGTAAATATTATTGAGACTATCTTTAAAAAAACGGGAATGTTCAGTGTAAATAAAATAATAAACGTAACAAATATTCTTAAAATACTACTTATTAATAAGTATGA